ATAGTTGCTAGATTCTAAGATTGTAAAAGTTCCGTTGAATGGGGTTCCGCAGCCTGTGATAACTACGCTCTGACCCTCTGAAAAATTGTTCTCGCCTAGGACTGTGTAGTAGGCAATATTATCCTGGAGTTCAACACGGGATATTGGTGAAGCGTATGTGACTAGCATAGGCAAGATAACTGCCTCAGCGGTATCTATTACATCTGTTAGATATGCGTCATTGTAAAGGGATGTAGAGACACCAAGAATAGACCTTAGTTCTGCAACTGTAACTATTGAAGCCATCTCTACATCCTCTCTATTAAACGACTGGGGGAGCCACCGGGAGCAGCAACTCCCCCATGATTAGTTATTTACTATGCAACCTTGTATAGGTATGCGCCTGCACCAAGCTTTGTTGCTGTTGCGCCGTAGCCGTAGTATCCAACTTGAACCTGACCTGTTGAGATTAGGTTTGTCTGGAGTGATAGGCGTGGTGATTCGTACCAGGTGTAAGCATCTGGGTTGATAACAATAAGAGTGTTATCTCCAACGCCTGAACCATCTGTTAATGCGCGTGATACGCGAAGGTTCAGCCCTAGAAGGTTTCCGCGAACTGCTGTTGCAGTAAGTGTTCCGCCTGCGTTCTGTGGGTTGATTGTTTGCTGGAAGATTGGGCGATTTGAACCATCGACCAAGCCCATGAGAGCGCCCCATTGTTCTGGAGAAACTACGATGTTTTGAGCGAACCCAAGAGTTCCCTTGTAGATTGAAACTGCTGCATCTGAAACGAAATCAGCAACAAGAGCGCCAGTTGTAAGTGCTGCGCGGTTTCCGCCGTCTGTTCCGCCATTGACCATTGCTGTTGCAACTGCGTTATCTGTAGCCTTTGAGTATGCGTATTCCATTTGGCGTACGAGTTCAGCAAAGAACGCTGGTGAGCTGCGATCAAGTAGCTCGAGGCTAAATGTCTGCTGGCCAATGAACTTCTGGACACTTACAGAAACGAAAGCTGCGTTCTGGTCTGTCTCAGATGGTGTTCCACCTTCAGATGCAACTGCAACTGTTGGAGCAACTGTGATCTTAGGAATCTCGAAAGTCATACCTGCATCAGGTAGTGCGCCGCGAGTAATTGAGTCAATGAATGGGCGGTCTGCGTTTGAGATGCCGTTAATGACTTCTGTAAGTTGACGAGTTGGTACGAGACCAGCGTTGTCTGTGAGGTCTGCCGCAGCTGCGACATACATCTTTGATTCGTCGTTACCTAGTGAGGCGCGGACTGAATGCTCGAGATAAGAAGCCTTATCAACGATTGGGTTACGAACAGTTGTTGAGATATAAGGTGCTGTTGCAGCCTTAACTTCAACCTTTGCAGCCTCTACCGTTTCTGCGGCAGGAGCAACTTCTGGAACGGTAGTGTCTGACACTTGTTCTCCTTCTGTAGTTGATTGTGTTTCTTCCTGAGATGTCTCAGAAATTTCTGTATCTTCTGCCGCTACCTTCGCGACCTCGGCTCCGGGTATAGCGCCGTCTGTAACCAAGCTGACCTCGATGAGGTTAGATGCGCTGATAGCCATTACGCCATCCTCGTTATCCCACTCTGCAACATCTACTCCTACGCTAAAGTCGCTGCGTAATCCGGTTGCTGCCTCTTCAAGGGCATCGTTACCAGCTGTAGTTTTTGCGATCTTAAATTCTGCTGTGATGCCTGTTGCATCTGCCTCGAATGAAACCATTTTTCCAAGAGGGCGGGTTACATCGTGCTGAAGAACTAGCTTGATGTTCTTAGCCATTGTGATGGAATCTTCTTTGAACATAGTGCGGCCTGCTGAGGTGCTGCCTTCAGCGTTCCATGAAACGATGCGGCCTGCAATAATGCGAGACTCTGCATCCGCCGCTGTAATGGCGTATGGCATGGTTATCTTCATGAGTTCTCCTTGTTATCGATTAAATCTTCTTCTTCTTGAATCTGCTCGACACTCATAGCACCGATGCGATTAAGAATCTCGTATACCTGAGCGCGAGCCAAGGCATCTGATCGTAGGAACTCGTCTAGTGAGAAACGAATAACGCCAGTTGAAGGGCAGAAATCCGGCATAGATAAACGCTGTTCAATGCTCGCTAAAATCGGCTTCATGCTAAAATCGATAAGAGAACGCCTCTCCGAAACAGAGTTGGAGTAGGTCATGCTGGTAGTTTCTGCGCTTACGAAGTATGCAGGAAGGTTGCAGGCGCGAGCCAATTCCAGAGCAACATATTGACGCGCTTCATTCAGCTGTAACTTTGCTGGATCGATGCCCAACGCCTGCAATTCAACATCTGCATTAAGAAACGCAGTTGACTTTGTAAGGCGAGCGGTTCTCCATGATTCGAGAAGCTTTGAGATTCGCTCTGCTGGAAGATTAGTGCCGTTAGACTTTAGAACTTGAAGTGGTACTGGTTCTTTAGCGAAAGTTTCGGCTGCTTGCTCTAATGCGTGGGCTGCCCGGATAGTACGCCCTGCACGATTAAGCACGCCTTCATCAAGTCCGTAGAACACTACAAGAGAGCCCACTCCTTGATTAGGTACTACTGAGCCGTCTACTTGGTATCCAACGATTTCTGTCTGAAGATTATTAAGTTTAGTAGTTACACGATCTGGTGCAACGCGAGTCCAAGCACGAACACGGCCTGTATCTCCATACTGCTCTAATACTTGTCCGTAACCTACGCCATGAAATAGTAAGTCTTCTGCGAGCCATGCGTAAATTGCTGAACCGGGAACGCGTGGGTCTGGCTGGTTAATAACTTGAGGTGTTCCCATGTGCGATCCATCGAGCTTTGAATACTGCTCGAGTGGTAGAGCTGCAAGAGTAGAACAGATGATATTTCTAGCGCGTGCAATAGTTGGAACTGCCATTGCCTGTTGACGGCTGGCTACTGACTGAGTAAATACGAAAGGATTAAATGAAGCCGTGTTATTAAACGGCGCAGGGGTAGAAGCAGCATCGACTGTAATCTCGACTGCTGGCTTTGATGATGTAAAAATGTCCCGGATTCCCATTGGACATATTATACGCTACTGTCTAGACATTATCCTACCTGAATGTCTACTTCAGATTCAGCGCGTGTCGCAAAGTGAGTAACCATCGCTGAGGCAACTGCTCCGCAAACAATTCCAGAAGCTTTACGCCCCATGACCCAACCGCCATCGCCTCGAGTTAATTTAACGGCGCTGAGAACTTGCTTGGTCAATTCCTCTTGATCTGAATGGACAAGGCGCATCGAAGAGACTGCCGAGACGAATTCATCGCAGGATTGCTGATACTCCTGGCTATTGATTTCATAGACTGGAATTCCGGCTGGTGATAATCGAGCTGCAACTGCTGAGGCTGTCGACTTGCTATAAGCCACGGCGTTAACAGGGAACTTGCGTACCCAGTAAGCAATATCGTTAGCCATTTCTTTATCATCAAGGTTAACTGGGTTAAACCAAGTGTGGAGAAGGCTCACCATAAACCTATCGCCGTCAATTCTCTGGCCTGCGACCAATGAGCCATGCTTTCTATCCGGGCTAAGGTCTATTGCCATCCAAGTATCATGCTCGACATTTAACTGAGGCAAGTCATCGACCTTGCACTTCTTCCATTCGGCTTCTGAGATAACTGGGTTAATCATGGACACGAACTGGCAAAGGATTTCTGTCCTAAAGATGTCCTCGCGATCCGATAAACTGTCCTTGATATTATCCTCATGGACTGTGTGGCCAAGGCTTGGGTTAGATTGATACCAAGCCTCTTTATCGGTTATCTCGGCTCCGGGTTCAGCACTCCACTCGAACCAGCCAATAGAATCATCTGCTCCTTCACTAGCTGCAAGGCCTCGTTCTCTAAACTTATGCAATAGAACCGAATTGGCGTGGCCTGCGTTGGAATAGACATAGGCCTGGGGATTGGGATTACTCATCTGGGTAAATCGCATTGATGACCAGACATCTTCTGTATCGAACTCACGCAATTCGTCAATGTGGATTACATCCGGCGCGGCAATACCTCGAGCAGCAGAGTTTCCGGCTCTGATTAGGTAGCGAGCCTTATTCTTAAACCGAATTTCCTGCGATCCTTTAGATTCGTACTTCTTTGCAAAGTTATCCAGCAGTAATTGGGAACCTTCAATAATCTCTGAGACCTTAAAGAAGATTTCAGATGAGGTAGTTAACTTATGAGCTGTGGCCAGGTGCATTTTTTCACCTAGAACATAGATGCCGAATAAGATTCGAAGCGCCATGAAGGTACTCTTACCCTGTTGACGAGGAAGCATGATTCCTATAAGTGGATGTAGCCAACGGTTATCCGGCTTGTATCTCAGGCAGTCTCGAGCTAACTGTTCCTGCCAAGGCAAGAGCGGGAATCCGATATCGATGCAGAACTGAATCATCTCATCGCCCCTGGTTGGTAAATCAGAAGGTTTAGATCGTATTCTAGGCGTTTGGGATCCATACCGTACTTCTGTTACCCCTACCTCAGCCGATTGCAGCCCGATAGAGACGATTTCAGCCGTCATGACTGTTCTGTATCCGATTCAAGCCGATAATGACTTGTTGAGGCGTTTTCGGGGTAAAAAGAAACAG